GAATAACTAATAGTTATCCCAAAGCATTAGACAACGGCCATCATGGCCCAGAATCACAAATAGCATTAGCAGATTATATCTATAATCAAATTATTAAAAGACATGGTGAAATTATACCTATAGAATCTGATTATGTTAGTTTAAAAACTTTTAGAACACAATTTTACCGATTGTTTGAACGCAATCAATGGTATCAATATGAAGTAGGATTACCGAGAAGATATGGCCTTAACCAATAAATTTAACTACGTAGAACTAAAACGAGAAACGATTGACGGTTCACGTAAGTATGTCACTCCTGATGGTTTTAAAGTACCTAGTGTGACAACTATCTTAGATGCAACTAAGACAGAGGAAAGTAAGAAAGCACTACAAGAGTGGCGTAATCGTGTAGGGCATAAGCAAGCACAAGCAATTACTACAGAAGCCGCAGGTCGTGGAACACGAATGCACAAATGGCTTGAGAACTATGTAAAGACAGGAGAAACAGGTGAGCCCGGAAGCAATCCGTATAGTGTGCAATCACATCAGATGGCGCATTCAATCATATCTAAAGGACTATCCAACTGCACCGAATTCTGGGGTACGGAAGTATCTTTATATTTTCCTGAAGTTTATGCTGGGACCACAGACTTAGTTGGTGTTCATAATGGTCAAGAAGCCATAATGGATCATAAGCAAACAAACAAGCCCAAGAAGCGTGAATGGATTGATGATTACTTCATTCAAACTGCGGCATATGCAACAGCACACAATGAGGTATGGGGAACTAATATACGTAAGGGTGTAATCTTTATGTGTAGTGCTGATAATCAATATCAAGAATTCATTGTTGAAGGCAACGAATTCGATGGATATGTGTCTAAATGGTATGATAGACTAGAGCAATATTACAGTAAGTTCATTTAGGATTTAGAATCCTAAAAGCATAAATAAGTGTAATCAATGGGTAAAGATTACACTTATGGCAATCGTACAAATATCAAAAATTCAGCAGAGGGCAGGTAACTTAGTTGACCTACCCCAACTAGACGAAGCCGAATTTGGCTGGGCATCCGACACCAAACGCCTTTTTATCGGTAAAACTACCCCCAATGAAAACATCGAAGTTTTAACGGGTTATTCTGAAATCAGTTTTAGTCAAATTGATGGCAGTGGTGGTGGCAATCTTAACATATCAAATGCTCAGACCGGGCAATTGTTAACCTATGTCGAGTCTACTAACACTTGGATTAACTATACAGGTAATATTGAGCCATTAGGTAACACTAAACTTCAATTAGGCCCCGTACAAAATCTTAAGATTGACGGCGGTGCTATCGGTTACGTACTTGAAACAGATGGTTTAGGCAATTTATCATGGACTCCTAAGTCTACTATTATTGCCTACATTGAAAATGTGAGTCAAGCAGACCCTGGTGTAATTACCACTACACAAGATAACTTTTTCGCCGAAGGTGCAGAGATTACTATCACTGATGCCGCCGGAATGACAGACTTAAATGGACAGTCATATTACATTGATGTTCTCACATCAAACACTTTTGCATTATATTCAGATCCTGGCTTAACAGTTACAGTAGATACTACTGGATTCAATGCATATGCTTATACCACAGTAACAGCAACAACTGTTGCAACTAACATTATTACTGTAGGAGATAGTTCACTATTCTCAGTTAACCAAGAAGTTGTATTTTTAGGTGATTTAGAAAATAGTAACCTAGAAAACAATACACCTTATTACATTAAGACCATTAATAGTGGCACAGAAATCACAGTTTCAAATGAATTATTAGCAAACGGTACTGCCGGCAATGTGCAATCAGTCCAAACTGAAGCACTTACATGTAACATGTATGCAACCGGTGGTAGAATTGTTTCTGCGGTTAGTGGTAGTGGCACTTCAGCGGCTGAAGGGTCAAACACTACAGTACAATTTAACAATAATAATATTCTTGACGGTGATGCAGACTTTGTATTTGACTTTGCCCCAGCATCAGGCCCTAAGACATTAACATTAGTAGGTAATGCTAATGTTGGAAACTTAAATGCAACTGGTATTTCTACTGCAACTAGATATATTTCTAATATTGCAACTGGTACTGCACCACTAACAGTTACAAGTACAACACGTGTTGCTAACTTAAACGTTGCATATTCAAATGTAACTGATTTTGTAAACATCACTACTGCAACTACAGGCACATTCTATCCAATGATGACAAATGCATTGACAGGTAATGTTCCTGAATTTGCAAACTCAGCATTGACTTTTAACGCATTGACAGGTAACTTATCAACTACATTACTAAGTGTAACTAGCAATGCAAACATTGGTAATATTGGAACATCAACGGCAATTATCGCTACTGGTAATATTACTACTATTAACAGTGGATTATTACAGAATGGTAATAGCAATGTAACTATTACTGCAAACGCTAATATTACATTGACTGCAAAGAGTAATGCTACAGTAGTAATTACTGATACTGGTATTAATGTAGCCGGAACACTAAATGCTACTGGTAATGCTAATGTAGGTAACTTAGGCGCAGCCTTTGGTGTATTCACTAGCAATGTTACTGCCGCAAACATTTATGCTAACTCAGGTACTATTGGTGCAAGTTTAATAACAGGTACATTAACAACGGCAGCACAGCCTAATGTAACTTCAGTTGGTACATTAACAAGTTTAGCAGTGTCAGGCAATGTTACTGCTGGTAACGTTTATGCAAACAGCGGAACAATTGGCGCAAATGTAATCACTGGTAACTTATTAACAGGTACATTAACTACAAATGCACAGCCAAACGTAACTTCAGTAGGTACATTAACAAGTCTTGCTGTAACAGGTAATGTAACCGCAGGCAATCTATATGCTAACTCAGGCACATTAGGTGTAGCAACATTAAATGTATCAGGTGAAAGTAATCTAAACAATGTAGGTAACGTTTACATTGGTGGCGGTAATGCTAACCAAATTCTACAAACAGATGGTGCAGGTAATTTAAGTTGGACTGATCCAAACGGTGGATATTACTTGCATACTCAAAGTTCTACAAGTAATACTTGGACAGTTACACACAACCTCAATAGACAATATGTAACCGTAGAAGCAATTGATGCTAATGGTAATTCATACACAGGTCGTTATGATTATCCTACTATTAGTTACGTGAATGCTAATGCATTGACTATGACATTCACTTCCGCAGTTGCAGGTTATGCCGCAGTTACAGGTGGTGGCACAAACATTAATAGCGTTAGTGTTGGTAATAGTACACCCGGCGGTGTTAACACACAAGTTCAATTCAATGATGCTGGAGCATTAGCAGGTAGTTCAGGTCTTGTATATGATAAGACTACCGGAACATTGACTGCAACACTGTATGCAGGAAGTGGTGCTAACTTAACAAATATTGCAGGTTCCAATGTGACCGGCACAGTATCAAGTGCAACAACAGCAGGCACTGTAACAACTGCGGCGCAACCAAATATCACAAGCACTGGCACACTAACAAGTTTGGGTGTAAGTGGAAATATCACAGCGGCTAATATTACAGCAAATACAGGTATCTTTGCAGGTAATGGCGCAGGACTTACTAACATTGCAGGTGCAAACGTTACTGGTCAAGTAACATATGCCGCAACTGCTAACGCAGTAGCAGGTGCTAATGTAAGTGGTACAGTATCTCAAGCAACTACTGTAATGGGTGCGACACAAAATAACATCACTACATTAGGTGCTCTCACTACATTAAGCACAGGCGCAAATACAACATTAGGTACTATTACAGGTAACTGGGTATTATCTTCTGGTTCAAAACTGCAATCAACATACGCTGACTTAGCGGAATACTATGACGCAGATCAAACATATGAACCAGGCACTGTATTAGAGTTTGGTGGTGAGAAAGAAGTCACACTAGCAACAGACGGGACACGAAGAGTTGCCGGTGTAGTAACTACTAATCCTGCATACATCATGAATGCAATGTGTCCCGGCATTCCTGTTGCAGTAGCACTTCAAGGTAGAACTCCTTGCAAGGTAAGAGGTATCATTAAGAAGGGTGATATGTTGATTTCAGGTGGTAATGGATTTGCTAGACCTGAATCATCACCTTCAATTGGTACGGTGATTGGAAAAGCATTACAAGATCATAACGGCGGCGAAGGTGTAATCGAAGTCGCTATAGGAAGAATCTAAGAGGAATAAAATAAATGGCATCATATATTCAAACAGCAAGTGGTTCAAGTGCAAGAATTGGCCCTATTGCTACTGACAAAGTAAAAATATCAACTATTACACCGATTGCTGTGGCTGTAGGCAATTCTAGTGTAACAGCCAACTTAACCGCATGTGAAATATTTCCTCATGATACAATTGATAACAGTTTTATCGTAGGTCAAGGAAACTATTTAGCGTACATTAGTATAGGTGTAGGATCTGATCAGCCATTTTCAGTAACAGAACTTGGCGCACCACACGCTGATACTGGAACCTCAGGGTCTTAATTTACGCAAAAAACATAAATACATTGTACACTCTCATGGGGAGAGTTTATGCAGTCCCCACTGCGTAGTGACTAGAACTCACTAAATTCAAAGGAGAAACAAATGGGACGTCCATTAAAAATCGCTAAAGCCCAGGCAGTTATTACTATTACTGCAACAACTGGCGCAACTGACCTCGTAACAACGTCAGCAAACTTCACAAATCTTGGTATCATCGCAGGTATGCCATTCGTAATTCACACTACAACAGGTGGTCTTACTGCTGGTACAACTTACTGGATTCTTCAAGTAGTTAATGCTGGTAATAACAGTACTTTCACTGTTTCAGCAACACCATTAAATGCTAACCCAACTAACACACCAGTTGACTTATCTAACGCTGGCCCTGTAACTGTTTCAGCAACAGTTGCTCCAGTTGATGCATACTTCAACAATCCAAACGGTGGTGCTGGTTACCCAGCAACAAACGCAAACACTTACTCAGTAGTTGGTGGTAACACAGCAATCTACGGTACACAAGTTCTTTGCAACGTTTGTATCGGTATTGCAGGTGTAGGTACAATCACAGTAGCAGACGATAGTCCAAACATTGACGGTGTAGGAACTGATCTTGCTAACACATTAACAGATGGTACAATCGTTTATTCAGCCGACGGTGCAATTCTTGGAACAGTAGATGACATTGCAAACGCTAACGCTACATTTGCTACATTCGCAGCCAATGCTACAGCAAACGTAACTGACGGTGCATTCTCATACGGTAACCCAGAAGCAGGTTTCATCGTTCGTCAGAAAGGTAAGCAGAAGTATCTAGTAACAGGTACAACATCAGGTCTAACTGGTGCTTGCTATACTGCTAACGTTGCTAATACTGCATTACTCGCAAACACAATGACAATCACTGCAACTTATGCTAATACTTCAACAGTTAAGGTACAGAGTTTAAGTGATCACACCGCTGAATTGTTCACAGCAGATTCAGGTGTAACTGCAACACAAACAGATAATATTAACAATGCTTCACCAGCATTCTCAACATTTAATACTGCTTATGCGGCAAACACATACGGTGGTCAGCCTTACCCAATTGTTACAATCGGCGGAGCATAATAAATGGCGCTCTCTGTTCAACAGCAAAAGCAAACTGAGACAGAGATCGCTGTCCTTCAAGTCCAGTATAAAAATCTAGATGAAAAATTCGATGATTTAAAAACTGGATTGAAGGATCTCCGTGACCACATCGATGACCATATGCAAACAACTCATACTATGATTAAAGATTTTCAAACAGAAAATAAAAAACAGCATGATGAGGTTAACAAAAAAGTCAATGCGCTAGAAAAATGGCGCTGGATGCTTATGGGAGCGGGAATATTAGCCGGGGCACTTGGTTGGCCTGCGCTGAGTTCGCTGTTAGGAATGTGATAATAGGGGCTACGGCCCCTATTATTTTATCAACAATTGTAATTTCTCAATAACAATATCAATGTTCACCGTACTGAACAATCCAGGATGTAATGGTTTTGGATAATGGTCTTTCTCTACCCACGCATAGCCTACGTGTTCACTGTTAAGTAATGGAATAAATTCATTCTCTATTTGACAGAAAAATGTATGATATGTAAATCCGCCGTTCGTGAATTTTTGTATAGGTATTAGTTTGATATCAGGATTATAAAAGCCCATCTCTTCACGGCATTCACGTTCTATACCCTCAAGTAATGTTTCATCTTTTTCGATGCCACCGCCTGGAATACTCCATGTAGGACTTTGTTTATCTGATCTTAATAGATAAAGGAAACGATTAGTTGAGGAACTATAAAAGAATACACCGGCGGCTTGTTTTGTCATCTTAGATTACAATACTATAATCGCCTTGTTCATACCAACCTTCATATGACTTCATCCACATGTCATTGGTATATCTATATTGTATGTTTGTAGTTAAGTTAGTTACGAATTCAATATCAGTACTTGCACTAGCATTAAAACTCACAACCCATTCGCTGCCATTATATTCAATAATGTCATTAGCATAGGCTACTAAAGTTCCCCAAGCAACAGTGCTAGTACCATCACTACCGATATCTTCTACGATAAGATATCTTCTACCAGTAACTGGCCCGGGAAGTCCCGCATTTGGTCCTACTAATAAAGGATTGATAACACTATCAACTGGGTCTAGTGTATTCTGTGGTAATGTATCAGGATCGATATCATAAATTAAGAATCTATCATCTAGTGGATCGGGGACAATCGTACCTACAATATCATCATCCATATATGGATTCTGTAACCAAATCTGACTGATGCCCGGTTTTACTTTACCGTATACGTTTAACAAACTTGTCCAATACAAACTAGTATCAGGGCTTGTTGGATTTTCTAAATCAGTATTAGGTGGATAGAATGCTTCATTCTCAGGTAATAATTGTAGTCGATTACCGATCAACAATAACTTATAACCATATGGAGTGATCTTTTGTCTAGTACCTAATAACAAGTCATCATCTTGTACGTCTTGATATGCTTTGCCCTTAAAGATACTAGCAATAATCTTTTGAATAACACCCATCTTTTTAAGTTTACTTGATGTAGTGATCCAAATAGGCATATAGAATTTCCAACTCATAACATCAATTGGATTTCCTGTGCCTTGAGGAATAGTACGACTTGTAAATGTTAGTCCATCTTGGAATACTGCGGTTAATGAAGTCCAGTCAACAAAGTTATCAGTACTTTGAATTTCCATTGCTGGGTTGAACAATGTACCTAACTGTTCAATCAACTCTAGTTTTTGTTGATAGTTAGTAGTCCAAAAATCTACAGTAATGCGCAATGTATATGGTACAGGCATCAATCGTTCAATTGTAAATGCTTGTCCTTGCGTAGTTTCATAACTTTGTGTTTCGGCACTGTATGCACGTTGTCTAACATTGATCTTATCGACAAAGGTAGGTTCTTGTGTTCTTTTCTGATCATAGTCTAACCCACTAATATAGTAGGTAATCATAGGTGCTGTAGGCAAATTACTTGCACTGTTGTTAGCAATAATTGTTGAAGCCTGTCTACTACTATCACCATACATAATAGGCACACGCACATAGATAGGATTACCATTAGGATCCTTGCCTTTGGTAACATACCAATTGCTAAAAATCTTAGCAAATTGAATCAAGAATCTTCTGATCTGGTTATCGTAAAAGTATTGTGCCATTGTAACTCTTTATGGTTGGGGAGGTAATACATCCGGTGTAGGCAGCAAAACACTCGACAATGGTTGAGCCTGCGGAACTAACTCTTCACTGTTATTTAGATAGATTTGCTCTTGGTCGTTAATAAATCCGGATAATAATGATGTGTCTGCGGCAGAGAATCCGGTTTCAGTTCTGACATTCTCACTGATACGTACCCACATAACACCGTCCCAACGATATAATAGTTGTGGAGCATAGTCAATACGCAAGAAATAATCGCCAACTTGAGGATTCTGAGGGAATGCAATGCCTGCACCTGTTGGGAATCCGTTTGGCGCCTGACCATCACCTGATAAGTAACCTGTTGAATAACCAAATGTTCTTGGGCTACTACGTGCAATATACTGATATCCCGGATCACAGTCAGCACGATAGTCCATATCCGGTGTTACTGTTCCGGTAAAGCCGGCTTGAGTTGGATCTTGATCGGCAGTAGCATAAGTGTTGTCAGCGGTACCATATGGTCCAGTAATAACGCCTAAACTCTGTACTGCTAATACTTTTGTACCTTCTACAGCGCCTGAACCACCATCAGTTTTTTCAGGAGCCTCTTCCATAACACTTAAACTTGCTTGAACGAATTTATCAATCTTGTCCTCAAGATGATCCATGTCTGCGGTCATATCCCAAATACTCTTTAGTGCTTCTTTGGAAACTTTAATGCCAACGCTTGGATTCTTATACTGAGGATTTCTCATGTATACTACAGTACCGGTTACTGGAACCGCAGTGCCTGTGTTACTTGATGTGATTACACCTACTGGTGGTGCAGGCTGATTCGTCTTACCTGATGGCACACCGTTGCTTTCATATGCACCATATGTGGGTACAATATACAACTTGCTTGTATCATAACCTGACTTAGGTACAATACGCTGTGCCTCTTCAAGTTGTGCATTATTGATTGCAATGTTTTTCTTATAGGTAGAAAGAATATCAGCCAATCCAGCATCAGGAACAAGTTCCCAATATGTAGCATTGGGAGGATAGATTCCTGCAGGAACTTCAATGATAGATTTATAAATCTTATCACCAAATGTAATTGTATAACCAGGTGGATATGTTTTATCTTTATCCCAATTACCTAGATAATTATCCTGCTGAATTGGTTCTTTGAGAATATCATCAAACTCTTGACTATTAACAAGTGGTTCACACTTAATACGCCATAAATGCGGGAACCAAGTTTGACTAAAACCTTCTGACGCATAGTTAGCATCAGTGATTTGCATGAAACGTTTTAATGCAACTGGAATCTTTTCGTCTAATGGATTATAATCTAATAAGTGAGGTAATTCTAATACATCACCTACCATTAACTTACGTCCAATAATATCAATCATATCATTATAATGTACAGTAACGAAAATAATATCATTGTTTAAGAATAAACCAAATTGGCTTAAATCAAAATCTAAGTTTTGTACATTATAATGACCGCGTAATCTATAAATGTTCTTATCATAAATTCTATCTCTATTCTCTAAGAATAATAAATCTTGAATATTGGTTGGTGATAAGATATCATATTGGGGTTGTGTAGCATCCACAGATGGGAAATTGCTATTTGGGCCCAAATACTTATGAATATACAGATCAGTTCCGCCAACGGTTAACTGTTCCGATATGGTTCTATCCATAAATCGGTAGTCATTTTGCTTATTTGGGCGATATAATGATAGTCTTGGCATACAAGTATTTATCGTAAAAAGAGATTGACATGGGTAAGCAATCCTGCTATACACAGATAATGCAGTGGGTTCGTGAACATAGTAAACCACATAAACTCGAACTAAAATATAGTCCGGGAAATGACCGTTGGTATGATGTGCAGAATACTCTCACTGAATCCAAAAAGTGGTGCAAAGAGAATAAGATGATGATTTGGGATGATGGATTGTTCTATATCCGTTTTACCAATGAGCGGGACCTATCCTGGTTCCTGTTGAGGTGGTCGTAATGGCAATGTGGGATGGGAGTTTTACTCCTGCAAAAATAGAATGGGTTTGGGAATATCTTAGAGTTTACGATCCTCATACTTTTTGTAACAACAGTAACAAGTGGTTGTTTCTTAGAAAAGCATATCGTGGCAGATTGTATGTTGATTGGACTTTTCAGACCGAAATTTGGTTATCAAAGGAAGAATATCTTTGGAAAGTGTTAAAAGAGGCTTGACATTATTTCGGGCTTAGTGTATACTGCATAAGTATTGTGAAATTACGGAGATATCAATGGCTCGCATGACACGAATTGCAAAGCAAAAAACTAAGGCTTTGGCTCAAGCCCAAAGTAACAGTTTAGTTAAAGACCTACGACCACGTGACGCAGATGCACAATATTATGGTCCCGAACCCAATTTTGCAACTGAGCAACCCAAATCTCTAGTTGAAGCATTTAACTGGTATTCTAAATTCTATAGTTCAAAAGAAGCCAAAGAGTTTTTGGTTGACTACCTAGAAAAGAACAAAAAGACTGATGTTGCTAAACTAGTACGTAAGGTCCCTGAGGGAGAAGTAAACACTTCAATCGGTTGGCTTGCACGTATGAGTTTGCGTGGCATGGATTTTGATGAGAATCAAAAGGCAAGGGTCAACATTCATATTGATAAATTGGTTGAACTTGTCAAATCTAATGACAAGGCTGCTAAGAAAG